CCCTCCACGAGGACAAGGACGCGGCGCTCCGGGCGATGGCTGAGGCGGTCCTCCGATGAGCGATGTAAACGCGGTCCTCCTCGGGATGGCCGAGGCCCTGGACGCCGCGGGCGCCGCGACATACCGCCCCGAGGGCGGCTACCTCGCGAGCGAGACCGCCGTCGTCTTCGGCCCCGTCCCGACTGACCCCGACCGCGCCGTGGGCCTGACGTTCTACGGCTCGACCGACCATCCCTCGGAGCCCGAGGCGGTCTACCGCGTGCAGGCGTGGTGTCGCGGCGTCCCCGGCGACTCCCTCGACGGGAACGAGGTCGCCGACGCCGTGTTCCGCGCACTCCACGGACGCGAATCCCTCTCGTGGCACGGCGTATTCGTCGTGCAGGTGCTTCGCATCTCCTCCGTCCCGGTCGGCGCCGATGCCGCGGGTCGCTCGCAGCGCGCCGACAACTACGAGGTGACCGTCCAGACGACGAGCATCCCGGGCGCCTGACCTACCTCCCTCTCTCCGAAAGGAATCCGCTATGCCTACCCTCCTCGCCCGCGGCTACCGCGTGCAGGTCTCCGCCGATGCCGCCACGTGGCTGACGCTGACCGGCCTCAACGACTTCAACCCGAGCATCTCGCCGCAGACCGCCGCCGCCGACGACTACGAGAGCGACGGCTGGAGCAGCGCCGAGGTCGTCATGCAGTCGTGGAAGGTGACCGTCAAGGCCAACCGCAAGGCCACGGGCGGCGTCGAAGACCCGGCGTTCGCGCTCCTCCGCGCCCGCGTCGGGCAGTTCGGCGACTCGGCCCGCATCTACGTTCGGTGGTTCCGCAAGGACGGCATCGCCGAGGCGAAGTCCGGGCGAGCCATCGTGGAGATGACGCCCTCCAAGACCGGCGTCGCCGACCTGAACGAGTGGACCATCGCCTTCACGGGCGACGGCGCTCTCGCCGACATCGCGAACCCGTACGCCCCGACCGCCGCCCCGGTCGTCACCGCGGCTTCGCCGTCGGGCGCCGCCACGGGCGCGCTCGTGACCATCACGGGCTCGGGCTTCGTCGGCACGGTCCCGACGACCGGCGTCAAGTTCGGCGCGACGAACGCGACGAACTGGACCGTCCTCGGCGACTCGACCATCGTCGCGACGGTCCCGACGGGCACCGCAGGCGCCGCGAACATCGTCGTCACGAACGCGACGGGCGCCTCGACCGCCTTCCCGTACACCCGGGGCTGACCCACCTAGAGGCGGGAGCGCTTAGCCGTGGCGCTCCCGCCTCTCTCACGGCTACCCACGGCGAGAGAAGGATGTAAACGCATGGCATTCAAGGACTTTCGGGAGTTCGCGGACCCGCTCCGCCTCCCCATCGACGGCAAGACGTACGAGGTGCCGCCTGTCCCGGCGCGGCTCGGTATCCAACTCCTCGGCCTCGCGAAGGGCGACGACGTTCCCGAACTCGCGAGCCTCTCGGGCATGGACCTCTGGAAGGCCCTCCTCGGCTCCGCGTGGGACGAGATGGTCGCCGACGACGTGCCGATGAGCGCTATCGCTCGCGCGGGGCTGACCGCGCTCGCCGACTACCAGCAGGGCCGCGCCGTCGCGGAGGTCGTCTGGGAGGGCGGCATCGACCCGGAACGGATGGCCGCGCGGGTCGCGGCAATCCTGAAGGACTCGACGCCCTCCACGACTACGGACGAGGCGAGTTCGACCCCGAGACCGGCCTCTACGAGTGGTACGACCTCCCGGCGAAGCACGAGGCGCACAGCGCCGAAGGCGGAGGCCGAGTCGGCTGGGCCCAACTCCTAGAGGCGTGGGCACTCATCGAGGCGGACTGGCGCAGTGAGTACGGCGCCCGCCTCTCCTCGGAGTTCGACGCCCTGACGTGGCGCGAGTTCTCCTCTCTCGTCGCGGGGCTCCTCGCGGCGGACACCCGCCTCGCTCGGCACTTCCGGGAGGAGGCCGACACCTCTCCCGAAGGAGCCCCCAATGAGTGAAGCGACCGCAGGAACCCTCGTCGGTTACCTCCGCCTGGACGCGACGCAGTGGCACGAGGAACTCCGCCGCGCGGGCGTCGCGGCGGAGGCCCTCGATGGCAAGTCCCCGGACATCGACATCGACGTGAACGCGGAGGAGGCAGTCGCTCGCCTCCGCGCCGTCGGCGAAGAGGCCGACCGCGCGGGGCGCGCGCTCCACGTCACGGCGACGACATCGAGCCGCGACTTCGACCGCATGGGCGCGGCGATGTCGGAGGCGTCGGACAAGGTGCGGGACGCGAACGACCGCCTCGTTATCGCGGAGACGCGCCTCGCCGAGGTCCGCGAGAACGGCAAGGCGAAGGCGTCCTCGGTCCTGTCTGCCGAGCGCGCCGTCACGGTCGCCCGGCGCAACCTGGAGGCCGCGGCTCGCGAAGCCTCGGACGCCGAGAAGGCCCTCGCCGACGACATGGCGCGGGCGGGCGCCGAGGCCGAGGCCGCTGCGAAGAAGATCGAGCGCTCCTCGAAGGACGCCGAGACGAAGGGCATCAACCCGCTCGCCGCCGCCATCGGCATTCTCGGCCCTGCCATCGCCCCGGTCGGCGCCGCCGCCGTCGGTCTCGCGGCGGGCTTCGGCGCGATGGGCGCGGCGGGCGTGCTCGCCGTCCTCGGCATCAAGCGCGAGATGGAGGAGGGAACCTCCCTCGGGCTCCGCTACAAGTCCGCGCTCGATGACGCGAAGGGCGTCCTCGACGGCATCACGCACTCGGGCGCCGAGGCGTTCTTCGGCTCGCTGACGCAGATCATCGCGACGCTGAAGTCCCACACTGGCGCCCTGACGCCGCTCCTCTCGGAGATGACGACCTACCTCGGGCAGAGCGCGACGAACCTCATCGACGCCGCCCTGACCGCCTTCGAGACGTTCCGCCCGGTCATCCGCGAGGTCGCGGCGTACGTCGTGGACCTCTCCCGCCGCCTGAACGATGGCGCGCAGGGCGAGGGCTTCAAGTCCTTCGTGGACTACGTGGCGGGCGTCCTCCCGTCGGTCATCTCGACGGTCGAGTCCCTCGTGATGGCGGTCGGCAACATCGCCGCCGCAGCCTCGCCGCTCGGCGGCGTCGTCCTCGACGCGCTGAACGGAATCGCCTCGGCCATCAACGCGATTGACCCGACCATCCTTCAGGTCGTCGCGGTCGCGGCGGGCTCGGCCTACACGGCGTTCGTGGCCTACCGCGCGCTCTCGTTCATCCCGACGTTCTTCCAGAAGACCGCCACCTCGGCAGCAGCCGCGGGCGCGGGCATGGAGACCGCGAGCCGCGGGGCGCGTGGCCTTCAGGCGTCTATGGGCATCATCTCGATTGCCATCGGCGCGGCGACCGCCGTCTACTCGGCGTTCGCCGAGCGGAATCAGGCGGTCGCGACGGCGACCTCGAACTACACGGACGCCCTCATCGAGTCGAACGGCGCCATCACGGAGAACGTGCGCCTCGTCGCGCTGAAGAAGGCGCAGGACGAGGGCGCCATCGAGCAGGGCAGGATGCTCGGCCTCTCGACGAACGATGTCGTGGACGCCTACCTCGGGTACGGCGACGCGCTCGCGAAGATCGAGCCCGCGCACGACGCCGCGATGAAGGCGCAACTCGCGAAGGTGAACGCCGATCAGGCCGACGCCTCCACGATGACGGACCTCAACGTCGCCTACCTGAAGTTCAAGAACAACGTCGGCGACTCCGGCGAGGCGCTGAAGAACGCGAAGGTCGCGCAGCAGCAGCACAACGAGGTTGTGGCCGAGGGCTCCCGGGCGCAGGGCGACTACGCCGGGAGGGTTTACACGGCGACGGACTACATCGAGGAGCAGAAGGCCGCGCTCGAAGCGTGGAAGACCGCCGCGGACGCCGCTATCACGCAGACCCTCTCGCTGGAGGGCGCGCACGACGCCGCCACAAAGCGCCTGAAGGAAGCGAACAAGGCGGTCCGCGAGTCGAACGGCAACCTGAAGGGCAACTCCGACAAGGCGCTCGCCGCTCGCGACTCCGTGCGCTCCTACGCCGAGGCGAAACTCCGCGAGGCGTCCGAGGTCCAGAAGGCCACGGGCTCCAACGTGAAGGCGAACGGCGTCATCGAGGCGGGCCGGAAGGCCCTCTATGACTCGATGCGTCAGGCGGGGCTCACGAAGGCCGAGGCGCAGCGGCTCATCGACAAGTACCTCCAGATTCCGAAGTCCATCAAGACGAACGTGGACCTGGCCTCGGAGACCGCGCAGCGCCGAGCGCAACTCCTGAAGGACACGATGGCGGCGATTCGGTCGAAGACCGTCACCATCACGGTCAAGCAGCGCCTCCAGAACACGGCGAAACTCGCTGGCAACCTTCAGAACCCGGACGACGCCTACGCGAACGGCGGCATCACCGCCTACGCGAACGGAGGCGTGACCGCCTTCGCGAACGGCTCGGAGAACCACGTCGCGCAGATCGCCCCCGCGGGGGCTATGCGCCTCTGGGCCGAGCCCGAGACCGGGGGCGAGGCGTACATCCCGCTCCACCCGGCGAAGCGCGACCGCTCGCTCGCCATCTGGGAGGAGACCGGGAAGCGCCTCGGGGCCCTCGGGCAGGGCGGCGGCTCCGGCGACTCGGAGGCCATCGCCTCGGCGCTCCTGGCCCTCGCGGGCGAACTCCGTTCTCTCCACTCCATTCCCGGCGCCGTCGAGCGTGGCCTCGCGCAGAACGCGCGGCTCGCTCGCCTCGACGCCCGGGCCCGTATCTGACCCCCTAGGAGGTCTCACGCATGGCTATCTCGTGGGGCGCATGGTCCTCGAACAACCGCCTCCGGGCGGGAGTCGAGGTCGTCATGTCGCCGAGCACCATCACGGCGAGTACGACGAAGGTCACGCTCACGACGAAGGCGTACCTCCAGACGCGCTACGCATCGAGCGAATACTCCTCGGGCAGCACGTGGTACATCACGGGCTCGGGCGTCACGGACGGCTCCGGTAACACGGACTGGAGCCTGTCCGCGATGGGCTACAAACTCATGGGCACGACCACGACGACGGTCACGCTCACGACCTCGACGCAGGCGAAGGCC